CATGAATCTTCATAACGAAATTGAACCCATCGCAATAGTTTGCGACCATTATACTCCTCTGAGTATAATCGATAAGATGATTGACCAACTCTGTCTAGAGTCTAGACAAAGAAACCAAAGGAGAAGGCAGAAAGTTAACCGTGGATCGAAACTTCCGAAGAAGTGTCAATTCACAGTTAATAGCTTTGAAGGAGCGTCCGTTATTCAACGGTATGTTCCTGAGCTCTTTCTGCCCTCCCAAGGTAGCCTGATCAAGTTTGCAAAAGGACTAACATCGCACACAGTACTGACTCTTTTAAAGTTCAGTCGTGCAACGTTAGAAGTTTTGTATGACTTTTCCCCCCTTCTCCCAACTTTCGACTATTCATCGCAGTTCTCACTGTTGAGAAAGTCACTTACCTGGCCAAAAGAAGCTATAGTAAAGAACATTAAGTACTTTACTTGCTTTCCAATGGCCAAATTTGTTCAAAAGGAGGATAAAACACGTCCTCTTCCCCCCATTCCCCCCACATTCTTTAATGATGTGATCACCTCGCCCTTGATATTCTCAGGCGCTGTTAATCGATTCCTTAGGAATCGACTTAATAGTGTCAACAAAAAGAATTTATCCCTTTGGACATCTTTCCTTCAGGGAATTAAACGTGGTTGTCATGTTGTTGACGATGCTTTCGTCAAGAATGCTCTTGTGGAGCATAGTAAGATACTTTCCAAGCCTCCTGATTGTGAGGGTCCTGATAGCGAGACTTTACGTCCCTATCTCGAGGAAATATTTGCTGACGCGAAGTGTGTTAAGTGGAGTCCAGATCTTCTGACTGATCCTGGTAGCAGCTCATGTTTTGAGGCACCAAGGAGTTATGGTGGTGGTCATGCTTATATTTTTGAGCACTTCCATCATGGAAGATCTGAGGTGGTACAGCCCCGGAGCGGTGAAAGAGAAGATCCTTCACCTTTCTTAGTTTCATGGGAATTACTTCTCATGGACTATCGACCCTATTGTGGGTTAAATTGTTATTATGGATACCAGATAGACACCTGCGACCTTTGGACTCTTTGGAACGGGCAAATTTATTTTGCTCCGATCGTAAAAGTTCATCCAATCCAGGAGCCTTTAAAGTGTCGTATAATAACGAAAGCTCCGGCCTGCCTAACATTTATGTGTAGACCCCTTCAAAAGATTTTATGGAAACAACTTTTTGAGTTGAATCCGTTTACTCTTATAGGAGCACCTGTCACTCC